CATCAACCGCACCATTAAGGTATTTAAGTTTTATATCTTCTATCTTATTATCAACAGTTTCAGCAATTTGTTCTTCGGTAGTATTATCTAACCATTCCTCTTGACGTTGTTTCTTCTTTTGATCGAATATATTATTTATATCATACAACCATGACAAATCAAGACCCGCTCGTTCATTATACATACGAAGAAGGGTCATCTTTTTCATTTTATGATAATAATAATTAAAAGCATCTGGTTGACAAATTGCAACAGCCTTTGCTAAATAACCAGTACCATCATAATTTTTATAGACTGCCATTTTTTTAGGTTTTTGTTGAAGATAATCTTCTATTACTGAAGTCGTAATTTTTTCTACACCAAGATTATGAAGATTATAAATGGCTCCAAATACAACTTTATGTAAATCTTCTGTAAAATCTTCTGCGGTGAAACTATATCTTTCATCATCTATGAGATTGGGGTTCCGATAAACACATCCTATAACCTGCACAATAGCAGGAATATCTACATATCTTATTTTACTCATGTTATACTAATTCCTCCTATTACTTTTTTTCCACACTCTGGACAGTAAGCCATAAGAGGGGGTTTTGAAAGTTCTAAATCTTTTTGTATTTCATAGTATGTCATAGTAAATTCACAACCACAATGAACACATATAAAATAATATTGCTTGTTTGAGCCATGTTTAACAATTTTCATTCATCATCCTCCCAATCAAATAAACGCGGCGGTTGCTTCCATCCTCGGGGAGACTTAGCTCTAACCTCGATAACCGGTTGCCGCAATATTGTTTCTGAATTTTTCTTTTGTGTTTCTGCAATAGTTTTATAATATTCTTTGGCTTTATCATAAACGTAGGGGATAATTCCCACTCCTTCATTGCTTTTATCTTTTGATCCATCTTGAACCTCATAGAACCATTGCAAACTTTTTGTCATACCATACCAAGTGTATCCATAGGTTTCAATAAAATTTTCTGCTTGTCTATTTATCATTTGATAATTATACTTTGGTCCATAAATAGTTTTTACACAAGCATAAAAATCTTCTCTGTCTAATAGTTCTTTTGTTTTTTTGGGATATACTAATGTACATTTTTTATGTACATATCTATTTCCTATCTGGATACATGGTTCTTTTGTTCTTTCAAAGTTTTTATTACAAAGTAAACATTTTACTATTGGCATTTGTTTTTTCCTTTTTTATTTATATATTTTATTATATCATAAAAAAAATAAGAAGTCAAGGATTACTCCTTGACTTCTTCTTCAAACAATTCTCTTAAATCATATACAATCAATGATAATTGCTCCACTTGATTTCTTGTAATTTGAGAAATCTTCTTTCCTTTACCTAAGTTACGTCCAATAATTTCTTCAATTCTAGGACGATAATATTCTTTCTTTTCTGGTGAAATAGATTTCAACATTTCAGAACATTCTTTATATAAAGCATCAAAATCAAGTTCCTCAGAGGACGTTGATGTATTTCTTTCATTTGTAATAAATTCTTTACCAGCTCTTTTAGCTTCTTCGTCGATTGCGCTGTTTAAAGCTTCTACTAAAGAATTATATGAAAATTTAATTTCAGGTTGCATATATCTAAATCTAGAACCACAATCTACCGTTCCATCAAAAGAACGTAAAGTTAAAACTCTTACAGGAGCTCCATCTTTTACAACAAGGTGAGCATAACCATATATGTCAACCATATTTTTAATTATTTCATTATAACTATTGCTTAATGTAGGTACTACTTGGTTATATTCCGTTCCATCCTGTCTTTTAAAAGTTTTATCTTTATCATGCGAAATAAATAAAACTGCATAACCAAGTTGAGTAACTGCTCTAAAAGTGCTTTCAAGCTCTCTCTTGACTTGTACCCAACCTTGTCCATAGGGAATCTGGTTTAATGTATCTACATTATTTTGATCTATAATGTATTTTTCACAAGCTGCCGCAGCAATATCAATAGTATCAACAATGATAGATTGAAATTGTTCTTTTACTTCTGGTCTTTTTAACTGTCTTAAAATTTGTTTCATTTCAGACCATGTTGAAACATCTTGCGGATAAATATTAGGAATCGCATTATATCCTTTTTCGAATGCTAAAAGTAATGCGCCTGGCATCTGTGAGCCAAAAGTTGTTTTACCAATTTTACCCATTTTGTTATCATAAAGTTTTTTATCTTTACTTCTTATACTTCTTTTTCGTATAAGTTCAGCATACCTTTTTTCCCTTACTCAAAGGGAATGTAGCCTCGTGGAACTTTTACTCATTTTAAAATTTCTTCAAAATATTTTCTCTTTCTTTCTAAGGACAAGCTATCTTTAGTATATAAAATATTATATATTTTTTTGGTAGCGTTAGTAGAATATTGACAATAATATAAAGGATTTTTATTGTTTATAGTATAAATATTAACTTTAGGAATTTGATATTCTTCATAAAAGAAATTTATAATCCATTCAATAATACTTTTAGTAGCTGAACATACTTGCCATCTTAAAGCACCTTGTTGTATTAAATTAATTGATCCATCTCCGTCAAAATATCCGCGGATAAAATCAATCCAATATTTTTTATTAAGATTATAAGGTGGAATTAACGTAAAAGTTTTTGCAGGAGTAATATGGTACTTTGCTAAATCTTTTTTATGTTGTTCGCATGTCCAAGTTAATTTAGAACAATCATATCCTGTTTGAGTTGTATAATCTTTTACAGGTGTTTCAAGTTCTAAAAGAGTTTTGATTTTTTCAAGAATTTCTTTATCTTTTCTTGCTAATCCGATTCCAATTTCATTTTCATTTTTTCGTATATATCCATCGGCAGCAATAAACCCCATCAGCCAAGCCATATTAGGACTTTCTTTAGAAAAAAAATCTTTATTTTTATAACTTTCTCTATTTTTATTAGAAAGTGTTGCCGCCTGAGAAAAATTTCTAATTGGAATATTTGCTTCTTGTAGAACCCTTTTTACTCGATTGACAGTTGTAGTTCCTAAAACTTTTTTTGCAATATAAAGTTGTCCTTTACCTTCTTCTACATATAGTCTAATAATTTCTTGTTTTTGTTCTTTTGAAATTTCTTTAATGATCCCCACTCTGAGCATCCTCCTTTTAAAATGTTATTTTGTTCTATGCGTTGTGCGTGTCAAGGCTTTTAAACCAAGACTTCCGCTCGGGTTAGCATCTCAGCTTTCCTGTTTTTGCTACAATTTAACTTATTAATTACTTAATAAGTACCCAGTTAATGTTTAGGCCCATATAAATAAGTAATATATCCGCTTAAATCTCTACTTACTTTATGTGGCTAAATTTTCATTAAATCAATTGCCATTTTTATACCTCACTACTTTCTTTTTCCATACTCATAGTTTAAAACGGCAAGTGGTTAAACCACTTGCCTTTAAATTAAAAATCGTTAAAATCGCCCTCAGGAACACTTGAAATTGGACCTGACATTGTATTAGGGGTTGGAGTTGTTGCTACTGCATTTTTCTGATTCTTTGCATACTCGATTGCATTGCTCTTAATTTCCTCAAGATGCACATTTCTGTCTGCAACTTTCTTCTGAAGTTCTGTGCTGTCCTCTTCTGTAAAATCATAAGTCTGTGGCTTAGAACCTTCAATTATCCATTCTCTACGAGTTCTTTCAGAATACTCGATTACCGGATCTCCCCAAGCGTTTTCAATTTCTTTTTCTACTTTTACTGTTGTATTTCTAATACTTCCCCATACCTGTGTATAAACAGGTTCTTTTGAAGAAAGATTCAATCCTTCAAAATAATCAATTGCTTTAGGATTATAAGCAATGACATCCCAAGGAAGAACATCTCCTCTAAAATTAAAAATTACACCATGAATCTTAGCATGAGGAACATCATCTGTACCATCTGCTGGCTCTACAATATTTACTTTATTAATAATCATATCATAAGTAAACTTATTTCTAGCAGAACCTTCGGGAGAAAGCTCCTTAATGAAAGTAATAAAACCACCTTCATTTCTCTGAGCAGATACCATTCTCTCATCGTTTACCAGATAAAAATCATTTAGGTCTCCAGAAGGAGTAAGTCTAATCTTTTCTGCTTCATCCTTTCCAACTTTCAGCCAAGTCTTCTCTTCTGCCGTAATTTTTTCAAAAGCAGAAAATCTATTATCTACCTTTCCACTCCCAAAAGTAGGAAGTACAAAAGTATAATGTACAGGGATAACATTCAGTCCCGCTTCATCTGTTGCGATATGAATGGTTCCTGCCCAGAACTCCTGTCCAAAATATTTAGAATTCTGATTTTTAACTTCCTTTTTTTCCAAATCAAAATCGTAAAGTCTTCCTTCCAAAACTTCTCTGTTCAACTTATTCTTCATTTTTTATACCTCTTTTATTTTTATATATTTATTATATAATAATTTTTTTAACTTTTCAAATTATCTTTCGTAAGTAATTAATTCTTTTGCATATGGAAGTGACTCAATCCATTCACAAAATCTATGCCATTCTGTTAATTTATGATAGCGACGTTGGAAATATATATTTCTTAATACTTCATAATTAAGAGTTACGGTTCTAGTTTGCAACCAAGCATTAGGAAGAATTCTAATTAATTCTTTCCAATATCTTTTATCTTTAGTTTCATTGTATTTTTGTCGTAATGTTTCACAAATACAAATTATATCTTCCCAACATCCATCAATGGTTGTATCATAATTATAAGGCTCTTGATCAAAAACTTTCAAATCTCGAACCAAATCGTCTGTTTCAAAACAATCAATTGTGATAGGAGTAGATGCTAATTTATGCATAGTTGAAGTACTATTTGCAACTGTACCTATTTTGTAAGTATCAAATTCCTTCCCATTTGTGGACTATCTTTTACTCATATTCTCATATGAGGACACCATTTCGGTTTTCATAAGCTTCGTTTCCTAAAACTTAGCTACGTATCAATAGTAACCCTACTCTCCTGCCCCAAAGGCTTAGGAGATAGTCTCTACAGGTTCTAATTATATTAAATCTTTTAGGTCATAAGATTGATTATATTTTATTATTCTTAATTCAATATTATTATTTTTACAATATTCTATTTTTCTTTTATCATTTTCAATTAAAGTTTTATATTCTAAACCCCATTTTCCTTGTGGTTTTTCATAATGCTGTAATCCATTATACTCAATTAAATGAGATAATTTTCCATTTTTAAAAATAGCAAAATCAAATCTTAAAATACCACCATTTATTCCTTTTAAACTTGGAAAAGTATATTGAGTAGAAAATTCAATATTATTTTCCAATAACATTTTTGTTATTTTTTGTTCATTATAAGAATGAATACAACCACAAGACTTAACTTTACCTTCTCTTATATGGTATCCAGCTGTGACAAATTGTTTTCCACATATTTTACAAATGCAATTCCAATAAGCATAGCCTTTTTCATCTGTTCTTGCCTTAGATAAAACTTTAATTCCTTCATTTTCAAATCCTGTCATATCGACAGTATT